ATCACCTGATCTCATTACCGATTTAACTCCTCTTTCAGTTGCATTAGGGCTAAACGTAGATCCAAATACCAATCCGAATAAACCACCTGGGCTTGATGGTTCTCCACCAGCTTGAGCAAAGGCAGCACTAACAGAACCTAATGCGACAGCAAGATCTTCTGAATCTTCTTGTGTAAAGTCAATTTCTTTAAAATCTTTTAAACCTTTTGATAATTCTTGTAACGCCTTTCCTGCACCTATATACATTGCAGCGGCTCCACCTCCGGCAATACTCTGCCCTATTCTACTAAATACATTACCAACATTCTTTAAGAATCCTGCTTCAGGTTCTACACCTGAGAATGCAGCAGCTACTGCACCTAATGTAAAGGATAAGTTTTCAGCATCGGTTTTGGTAAAGTCTATCTTTTTCATCATCTGTAAACCTGGTGCCAATTCTTGTAATGCTAAACCTGCGGCAGCAAACATAAGAGGACCTAATAAAGCAGTACCTCCAGTGGCAGCAACTGCCAATCCAGCTAATGCCATAATTCCACCAATAGCTACAAGTGTTAATGCCTGTACGCCTACATCTTCTAAAGTGTTACCTCTAGTTGCATCAGCAAACGGAGTATAACCTAAACTAAATACTAAAAGTCCTAAACCGTTTAACGCCATCGCGGCAGCACCAAACAAAATATTCTTCATACCCATCTTACCAACTAATGCAGCAGCTCCACCTATTGCTAATATTGTAGCACCTTGTAGAAGAATGTCTCCAATACCATTACCTCTCGTTGCGTATGATAATGCTAACATACCTATAGAAAAAGGTATTAATGCTACACCTAAGATTAGTAAACCTAATGAACCTCTCCTAACTCTCTTAGCCATTTTCTTACCACCTAATATTGCAATTGCACCTGGTACTAATATTAGTGAAGCTACCATACCTATTAAGATATTTGGTTGAGTTATAATAAACATAGTAGATAAAGCAAATAAACCTAGTCCTATTGCAAAGGATGTTAGAGCATCACCTACTTTATCTAAAGCTCTTGCGCCTCTCCTAATTCGTTGGCCCATTTTCTTACCACCTAGTAAAGCCATAATACCACCAACAGCAGTCACAGCCAATAATAAGAACGGTATTGCTATTAAACCTAATGGAACTAATATTGCAGATAAAGCTAATCCTTTTGCAAATTTTAAAAGTGCATCGCCCATTAAGCCTAAAGTTTCCGCACCTTTCTTAGCCTTTTTAGGTGTGGTCTTAGATAAAGCTTTATCTAATTTTGTTATATAAGCTGTAAATTTATCTATAGCCGATTCAGGTACAAACGTCCAAACCATTAATGCTTTTGCAGATATCATTGCAGCACCAGAAGCAACAGCAAGAGCATCAGCCCCAGCCTTTACTTTTTTAGGTTTAACTTTTTCAAATGAATCAAGTGTATCTGCTACAAAACCTTTAAATTTCTCCAATGCTTTCTTCGGTACTAATAGCCACAACATTATTGCCTTAGCTGTTAACTTTGCACCAATACCTAAATCATTTAAAGTAGCACCAGCATTACTTTTCTTAGCAGCACCACCTTTTCTACTAAATATTCCTCCTAAAGGATTTCTGGATGTATTTGCTTCAATAGCAGTTAATAAATCTGTTTGTGCTGTTAATTGAGCCACTATGGCAGCATCTAAACTACCACCGGAATTACCACCTCCAGAAACTGCAATAAGAGCATCTAATTTTTCATTAGTCTCTTTTGCAGCAGCCTCTATCTTTGACAGAGGATCCATTAAATCTTTAAGAGTTACAGCAGCCATTCAATCTATTTATTTATTAAAACTTCGGCATACTAATCTTAGGCATAGATGGTGCTTTAAAAGAACTCATCTGTTTGTTCATAGATCTAGACATGCTGTCCGTATTATATTTATCCGAATAGGATTGAGTATTCTGTTTCTCTTCATCATTACGATCTTTTAATAGATCATTGTAAATTTCTAAGGTATATTCATACTCATAGAAAGGAAGCAAATCCAGCTCTGATGGCTGGAGATGCAACTTTTCTAATAATAAAACTCTAATCTTATAAAAGTTCAGAAGAGATATCTTGAATAATAAACAGAGCTTTGATGCCGCCGGGAAACGTGAGCGGGACGGCGACCTCCTCACCGCAACTTTCACATGGAAAACTAAACTCAGGTTTAACTCCAATTTTCGCTTTCTCAACTAATCTGTATACAATTGAAAATTTAGTAGCGTCCCAGCCCTGAAAATTTGTAATGGCTGAAAATATTTCTTTATCATTAAATCCTCTCCATTCTCTCTGAATGTAAGGTAAGATAGATAATGATGATCTATCCCAAGTCTTTCCTTCTTCTTCTCTCTTTCGTATCCAATCAGTAATAGATCGCATAACACCAATCGTAGGAGGTGCTATGGTTAATTCACCGTGGCTTTTTGTTGGTACGGTAAAACATTTATTTTCATGATCATAATATTTTGCTATTAAATCATCTTGTTCATTAAATTGAAGATTAGCTGTTTGAAGTTCCACTGATTCTTGTGATTTACAAGTTCCTGTTTTACAACTCTTTTTACCAACCGGCATCATTAATTTATTTTCGCCTTCCTTAAATGTTAACTCTCTAATAGATAGGATTAGATATATTCTATCCTCTTCTAAAACATCTCTATAAGATCCTCTTTGGTTACCATACATAATTTTTGTACAGTTCACTAGAAGTGAGTTTAGCTTTTCATCAACATCTAAAATGTTTTCTTCATCTAATGTAGAGAATTCCCTAATCTCACCAACCCTTGCGGCTCTAATATGAATTTCAAAATCTTCTCTATAAAATTGACCACCTGATGGAAAGTTAGCTAAATCTAATTTAATATAACCTGTTAAAGATTGTATTCTCTGAATTTCAGGATCATCTATAGAAGTTATACCAGATCCTCTTGTAGTATCTACTTTACCTAATTCAGTAACTTTACCTTCATCATTTGTTTTTACCTCAGCCGTAGTATCTACTATACCTTCAGCCTCTGCAAATTCTTTTTTAATATTGTCTTCGTGACTACTCATAATTATTTAGTTTTTATTAATTGTTTTTCAGGAGCGGTTTCCTCTACTATATGTTCAACTATTAATTGTCTTACGTATTTGGATACTGGCAACGGTTTTGTTTTATTTTCCATTGATTTCTCGATAATAATTGAATTTAAATTATCTTCATCTTCTGGTGTTAAGAGAACTTGTAGTTTTTTAGTAAGTCTCTTTTTTTGTGGAATTAATTCTTGTACGCTTTCATTATATCCATATTTAGGATTATCGGCTTTATAATTTTTTATCCAAAATTCTAGCCTTTCCATTATATGGCTTAATGATTCTTCAGATTCAAATTCTTCAAGAACAGTTTTTTGAAAAGATCTTGTACCAAAGTCTTTAACTGCTCTTTTAATATATTTACCTGCTCCTAAGTTATTAGGATTATCATTAACTGAATAACCTACATAAACTTTTCCATCAGTTTCATTTACTACTTTAAAGATTGTCATATGTTTAGATTATATAATTTATAATATATATTAGAGTGAAGACAAAAAAACTGGCCCTAAAGCCAGTTTTTCTAAAATATTTAAAAGATTATGCAGCTCCAACATTTTCCTCAACCCAGTGATCACAACGATAAGTCATTGTTAAATCAACTGCGTCTGGAGTTTCATAACTTAATTCATCTACAAAATCAGGTTGACCTGTAGGGAATACATCTTTACAAGTAATCTTTCTAAAGATATCACCTGCTCTGTTGTACTGTACAATAATCATACTTCCTACATAGTCTTTCTTTAATCCCATTTCACCAGTCAATGGATCATAGATTAATTTGTACCAATTACGGAATGTATTGTAAATGTAATTTTCGTTAGCTTCATTTAAGTTAAGACTAAAGTTAACAGTCAGATCCATAAATGTTTGACCTGGCATACTTGCAAATGAACGGTCAGCAAATTTGTATTTCTGTCCGATTGCATCTACAGCAGGGTTTAAGTTATTTAAACCTCCAATAGTTTTAACTTGCTCTAAGATTAAACCCGTATCATCCCCTAGTGGTGAAAATACTGTCACCTCAAAAAGGTTAGGCTGAACTGGTTCGTACCTTTGGCTACTGGCCCTTGATTGGGTATAATGTGGTAGTGGCATAGTTTATTTTATTTTTTTTATATATTCTTATTTAGTTTCCTCTTATTGGAAGTTTCCTGAACTAATAGCTCCTGTTTTCAAAATAGTTGTTCTTTGTACAAGAATTTCCATTCCTCTTACTGGTTCAATATATGTATCTAGGATACCTACATTTTGATCAATAACTTCTGGAGTATTATTAGTTTCATCCATTACATTCTTAAAGTCATAAACACCATCATCATTCTGAACTGTTGATAAAAAGTTATCAGCAAGTGTTTTAATCTCTAATCTTGTTTGAGCAGTATTGAATTCAAATAGATAGTTTCTAAGAATTGCTTCAATACCATCTTGGATATAAATTACAACCTCTCTACAGTTAATAGAGCTTAATGCAGATTTTGTAGTCTGCTGTGCAGTTTTATTTGCAAAGATTGTTGGCCCAGTTCCACTTTGGAATACAATTGGATTTAATCCAAATGGTTCTAAGTATTCTCTGTCCTCTTTTCCAAGATTGATTTCTAATCCTACAACTCCTGTTCCACCTACAACACCTCGACGAACTCCGGCAACTAATGACCACGGTAATGCGTTTTCATATTTTGCAATAAAGTTATTTGAAACGTATGCAGCCGGTACAACATTTATATTTCTACCTAAATCCCTAACAGTAATAAAAGGATAATAGAATGCTCCCCAACTCGCACCTTGTGTTTGAGATGGTAATGAGTATCTTACTGTAGGATTTAATGAAAGATCACCACCAGTAGAAATAAATCTAGAGGATAAACTTCCAGTTAGATCTTTAAATGAAGGTTGAGAATTACTCTTGAAGTCCTTAGCAGATGGAGCATTTAATATTGCGAATGCATTCTTTCTAGTAGAAGCCAATATTGTATAGATCGCTTTAGATCCACTTTCAATACCGTTTCCAAATGTATCTACAATATATCTAAAGTTAATTACATCTCTGTCAGTTAATGCTTTAAATAAATTTGTTCCATTTAAAGTACCATTTAAGATTTCAACCTGTCTGTCATTAGTTCCGTTAGGTACGTGAGTAGAAGTTAAATTAAATCCATCTAATGTAAAGATATTTAAATAATCAATCCACTTATCTATTGGGAAGTATAATTCAACTTTAACAATACCTGCAGCGGTTGTTGTTGCAATTTCACTTTGACAAGTTACTAATAGTGCCTGCTTACCTGCAGGAATAGTACTAAATTCAGCATTTGTTAATCCACCTTGTACAACGTTAATTCTTGTTAACCTTGAGTGGGCTACACCGGAAGGAGAGCCTTCAGAATGTACTAAGTAGTTTCCTACAACTACATCAGCAGCATCAGGATTATCACTAGCTATTAATACTTGGTTAGGTTTTAATCCAGTTTCAGTTATTGAATCTGAAATAATATCAACAGAAACATTATTA